GAAGGTTTTTGGGGTTGTAATAAGATTGAATAAAGAATAAATTCTTTAATCGTTACTTAAACGAACAGGCATAGAATTGACGAAGCGCTCACTAGATTGTGAGATATTCGCGGTCAAATACGTGCGAGCTGTTCAGAATAAGTAAATTCTTATCCTAAACATGCTTGCTGACGCAATGCGAGTTTAGATGCAGATTGCTGCATACGGTCCGGGCGGCTTGGGCTCAAAAGAGCTTGCAAGTCTAGACAAGCGGAGGGGGTCATCCGTGTCATAGTTGTCTAAGGAGATGAGACATTGAGGCGTAAGGCCTATATTGTCAACTCAGTAGAGTTAGTTTTTACTTCCAAGGTATGGAAGGGGGAGGGGGAGGGCCAAGGTAGCGCTGTTTCCAGTTTTCTACATGTGGACAAATGTCGACATGCGCTGGGCACTTTTGGGGTGAATCACCTATTTAGGGTTCTCATCCAGTGGGTCAAATAATATGACGCTGATGTTAGAGTTCAGGTGCTAGCGGAACGGTAAAGTTGCTAGAGGGCGGCGTTCTTGAATTCAGGGTCTAGAATAAAATCGTAAACCGGGTTGGGTACCGGAACGGGGGCTATCTAGAATCTCGGTTATTTCAAAAGAAATATTTTAATTTTAAATAAATTAAGGAGAGACTGAATGCCAGTTCAAAATAGAACTGGTAGAACACATTTTTATTGTAGTGAATGATAACACTTATTTATTTATAGGAAATAAAGAATGGACGGGGTTTTGAACTTATCACGGATCAAAACCCCTAGAGAATTAAGGAAACTAGAATTACATCTCAAACTTATATAAAAGAAAGGAAAACTGTTTCGCAAATGACAATAAATCAGTTTATAATTACAGTATAATTAAAGATTGGTACCACGACTTATAACGTGGTCTGATCCAATCGCTGTTTAAGGTCCATTTTCTCTTGTCTTTTAGAACCTATAAACAAAGAAAGTTAAAAGGAACTAAAATAAAGAAAATGGAAGTAGAGAGTGTGCATGACCTACTTAGTAACCCATTGAAATATATTTGTTTTCAATTCTGTGTCAGGGTTACGAGTACGGGCAGAGTGACTCAAAGTGGAGAAAAGAGTGTGCATAACCTACTTAGTAACCCATCAAATTGGTATTGGTGTATTAGGGTTACGAGTGCGGGTAGAGGGACTCAAATAGCAATATAATACATAATTAAAATTAAATATTAAGTGTCTTGATCGTCATCTTCGTCCTCGAGTTCTTCGAGGGCGGCAGAGAGCGTTTCCATTTGTTGGACTTGTTCGTCCTTCCCACCAGTGTTTCGGGAAACATTGGCAATAGTAGCATGTGAATGGCCACGAAGATTCGCAGCCTGCATAACGGCACTTGCCAGTGCGGCAATATTGGTTAAACCGTTAGTTATGCAACTTTGCATGGCGGTGGGAGTAATGGTCAGCGTTCCTGTGGGCATTGAGATGAGCTGATCTTGAGAAAGGAAGGATGTTACTTCTTCCTGTGAAACATGACTTGTTTTTGGTGATTCCAGAGTTGGACGGAATACATTTGTTTTTTGGCTACAGGCTTGAGCCATCTGTTGGGCTAATCCTACGCGACAAATTTCGCAGGATTGCAAATAAGGGACACCTTTAATTACATGTAAATCATGTGTCGATTGGAAAGTACGACACAATGGGCAACCGTCAACTTTTGCTTTCTTGGCTCGAAGATGAGCCTGGTGGTTATTTTCAATACAATCCATCTTTGCAGACGTTTGTATCTTGGAAACAAGCTGAGGTATAGTGAAATTAGAAGTGGGGACTTCTCCGTAAGGAAGGAATGGATAGGTCCAAGAGGCAAGCGACGGTGAAAAGCACTTGGTGCACTGATAAAGTCGAGGGTCATGTGGTACCCCGACTTCGTGGTTCAGACGAAGCTTGGAGAAAGGAAGGTTGCACGTGTTACAAAAGATTGGATTAACACGCTTAATTACGTAGTGTGAGAAATCGTGCTTGTAAAGAGAATTAAGCTCAGGAATAGTGAAAGTGGAAGGTAACTTAGGTGGTTTTTGAAATTTTTCGACCCAAGTATCGCTCAACTGTTTCCTGTCTATAACACCGAGACAATTGCTACCATAGTAATGGCAACTAGTCTCACGGGATGTGTATCTCAATAAAGAAGAGGAAGTACGACTCCTTACTAGACGTAAATAATAGAAAGATTCGGTAAAGACTGGCATTAGCTGGGGTCTAGATGAATCCAAACGGTTGAAAGATCCGTCGTGTCGGGCATACACACATCTCTGGCTTTTGGTAATGAGTCTGTCAACCTTAGGTTGACATTTGTAGCTTGGGATGTATGCTGTTGGATCTTCTTCCATGGGAATCGCAGCTGGACAAAGAGAAGATGAATCTTTAATATTACACTTATGAATACAATAATAAATATTAGGATTAGATGCGGGCTTGCGTACGTTCAGACCCGACTTCAACAAAGGTTTGTCCTCTTCAATAGAAGAGGGTAAAAGGGCTTTTGAAGTGAAATGTGATTTTTTATCCTCAGAAAACGAACGTTGAATTCCACGTGATGCACGAATGTAAAGATTCGCGATGAAAGCATCGCGGTCAGAAGACTTTTTCATCTTGCGCAGAGTCGAAAAGGCCAGAGTTTTGTAAGTATCAAAGTACTTATCTGGGTCCTCTATATCGTACTCTCTACACATGGTAATGAAGAAGAGTCTATGAGAGCTATCTTTATTACTTCGCGTGGGATTAGGTTTGAGGTATTTTTTAATTTTTTCAGTGACCGCATGAGTAACATGCGGAAGGAAAGGATAATGTACAAGCAACTGGGGAGGGCCAGGATTTTTCTCAACATCACCATCCACTGTCAGATCACGCTTGGGCGCGGATCTTGGAGGAGGGAAGGTCATAGTTGTGTATGAGGCCACGAAGAGATCATCTTCATCTTCGATATTATTCATCGGATACGATGAGTTTCGAAGAGAGTCTGACATCTTAGACACACCAGAAGCGGGGGTATTAGTGTTGGGGGAAATAAAAGAATCAAGACCGTCTAGGTCACGCACAATCTGAGCTATATTGATATGACGCTCAGAACTGATGGGCGTGTTGACAGCATTCGATAGCAACTTCATTTGATTTGAAGTTGGTTGTGAGTTTTCAGTGACGTCACGAGTAATCGCACGCCAGACTGAATTCTCATTCCAACCGAGAAAACGAAGGGGAGTGCCACGAGATAACTGAACATGGTCCATCAAAAGACGTGAAGAGGCATTAGAGGAAGGAGAAATTCTGATTGGATTGCAATCGACTGAGTCTAGTGCAAAAGTTTCTTTCTTCGTATATGGTCGATTGTAATCGATATATCGTGAAGAATAGAAAGCAGAATTCTCATTTAACTGAAGAGCGAGAGAGTCATCCTGGAAAATTGGAGATTTAAGGATGTTCTTGGATACTAAGTCCAGAGGGATCACACTCTTAGTTGTAGAAGGCATAAAAGACTCATAATCTACATATAAAGAAGCACTACGAGATGGGCGACCATTCATAGTGTAATAGTTACGTGTAAGGGAATCTAAAGTCATATCCTTGTAAACGCCTGGTACTTTAATTTCAAAATTTTTAATGAGATAATTCATATATAAAGAAATGGTGCTATAGAGTTTATTATTAGCACCGCTGAGGAACAAGTATCCCAAGGATCTATCGAATGATTCTTGAGGAGTCGAAACAATAGCGTGTGGTTGTAACCACTTCTGTTCAACTCTGATTGGATCGTAGATTGGGACTACTTGCTCAGTATTATCGGCAAATGTGAATTTTGTAAAGGAGCGTCGTAAGAATGCTGACTCGTGATGATCCAATGGGCGTTCATGTAAGAGATCAGTAGTTACAGTCATTCCAGTATGCTTATGGGAAAGCTGCTGAATTTTCTTAAAGTTAGACCTGTAAATACGTGACAAAGAATTGTCTTTCATTGAACGAAGGAAATCATCTCCATAATGGGAGTCAACAGTCTTGAGAGAAGGAGACATGAATCCGTGTTTCTGAGCATTCAGATCTTCATAGTGCTTTAGGATACGATGGTTAATCGTATTACCCTCTGCTCCAAAATAAAGACCGGATGGAACACCAGATTCTAAAAAGAAAACCTCACCAGTTGTAGTCACAGCAAAAAACTGCTTGACTCGATCGCGAGCTAGCGCGATGAAATTAACCTGATGAGGGGAAAGACCTTGCTGCTGAGCAAGACGACTCAAAACACGTTTACTGGCGTCAGTGATGATGGAAGGCAACTTGACGTCTTGGGATGAGTAATCTGTAGCATAGGCAACATGATCCTTATGAAAATTATGGTAATAATACAATTTTTGAAGTTCGGGATTGGTTATACCAATCCTAGAGAACGTGTTCCAGCGAGAATCTTTCAAATTCTGGGCAAACACTTGAAGGGAGCGTCTTTCAGCAATCTCATTTTCGATTGAACCGCCAAAGATTAGACGGGGCATGAATGAGGCTTTGGACTCCTTCAAAGCTTCTGTTTTCCAGAAGAGTTTGAAAGTAGCTGGGTTGGAAGAATGCCGATATTTTTCGGCAAAAGAGCGAAAGGCTGGATTGGTGACAAGATCAACTTTGTCACTAAATCCCGGGCCTGTAAATCCAGTATCATGATGTCTATTTTTAAGAAATTGTTTAGAAGACACCACTTGCTGGTAATTAAGGGGTTGAAATTTAATAGAAGAAAGTTCATTAACAGTAAAGGAAATAGCTTTGTCTAGTAGTACACGGTCGATGGAAGGGGTGGAATTCCAATCCATCAACTTATATTTTAGTTTTGATAACGGGTTAAATTTTGTCGGGCCCGTCAAGACAAAGGGGTCGTCTGAAGATGTTGGAACTATGCGAGTCGAACCGGTGGGAGTTGGTTCTAATTTGAGCATCTTTCTCTTCAGAGCGTATGGCGTAAGGAAAGGATCCCGACGATCTTCAATCCATGTAGGTTCTCTACCGTGTGAGTAGACAAGAGGGAGTTGTTTTGGCAAACGTAAGGTTTTTGAGGCCTTAGGGTGATCCAAGATATAATCAGGGATCCTTATGTTAGCCAAGACTTTCTCATCTTGCTTGGTCAGAGAACGGGGGCGATACATGAATTTAAGGAAAGCCGTGTGAACGTCATCAGCAAAACCGAGATGTGGTTCAACGCTTTGAATACCCTGGTACAGGTTATCAACGCGTTTCTTGTTATCTCGTTGCGTGCGACGCCACGCCGACTTTGAATCAGGATGGTTCCGTGAGGGGGGCGATTCACGGTAGAATCGTTTCTTTGCCTTCGTGTAGGAAGCAGAAACGGAAGCGATTGTTCGAAAATCCTTTGGTGACACATATAGGTAACCGTCTTTGAGAAGTGCGGTTCCATCTTCGATCGGAGGACCGAATTTGGCTGCACTAGTTCTCCAGATCGGATCACCTAGTGATGGAAAGGATGAACAACGGGACATAGGGATGAATCAATGGACTGGCACAACGGGGGATTGGCGTTGAGGTCCTGACTTGACATGTTTGGTGCGGATAGAAATCATGATGGGTCGGGGTCCTACAAGGCCGGTCCGAGGCACAGATGAATAGTGTATGATTCAAATAGTTATAACAACGTGAAGTAGTGGTCCATCTTAGGCAAAACCTAGGACATACTCAGTCACGCACATGCTTATAACCATGCATGTTTAAGTTGTTTTGTGATTTTTAATTTTATACCTGTTTTTGTGATTGTTTTAGAAATAGCTTCCCAACGGGGAATCACGTCCCGCAGCTATCTAGGTATAGAACACTGTGGCTAAACCAAATCCTATCTATCTTCAAATAAACGAAGATAGGGGGGCAAGGGACTAAAGATGACACAATTAACAGCAGGGACTGTCATCTTATACTCGGCTGAAACGAGCTTGGGACCACTAGAAATATCACAAGGATGTGTGATTCATATGACACAGGGTACTTAGCTTTCAAATACAATGCTAGGCACACGTTGAAAAAGAGTAAAGTGAAGGTTTAACTCCACGTGTGAAAGGAAATTGTAAAATAGGATGCATTTTACGTCGTTGCTAGTGCATCAAAATAAACGACAAGGTGTGAGGAAGTACACACCACCAAGACTTTTGATCGAATTACGTTATGGAAATGATATGAGTTCATAACAACGTCAAAGAACGAATTGTGGTTCGCTACCATGTGACTTAGAAAACAACTATCAAAAAGAATTGATAGAAGGGATAAAAGGTGTCGGCCTTTTATCCA